TTTACAACAATCATTGTAATATACAATGGGTTTTCTTTTGTTGGATAATCTTCTTTTTTAGACTTTGAAATTCTAGAATGTAAACCCAAGCCAATCTTGTCCGCTAATGCTGATGCATTGTGTTGTTTACCACCTTTACCTTCAAAGGTCATTTTACATGGAACAGATCCAACAGAATCCCAACAGATCAATAATGATTTATTAAGTTTCCCAGATGCTTGAGCATCAACTAATTTGTTGATGAACTCTGTAATTTCTTCGATATAATCGAATCCATCATTAAAGATGAAATTACCGTGCCATTCACCATCTTCATCTTGTTCTGCTTCAAGACCTAATTGAACCGCGTGTTCCCAATTCCATTTTTTCTCTGTAATAATGAACACAGGCAAATGACCTTTCTTTTGTGCATCAACAGCAGCTAAAATCATTGCAGTTGTTTTTGATGAGTTAGAATGCCCTAAGAACATATTAATTCCTCCCATAACAGGACCAGGCATACCACAAGCATCCAAGAACGCTTGACCACAATAGTAAAAGTTTGTTTCTTTATACTTTGTTTTTGTCGAAAACTCTTTTAAGATATCGTCTTCGTTAAATTGTTTTTTCTTAATACCAGCCATAAACTTGATTTTAAAATGGGTGGTAACTTAATACCACCCTTTAGTTTTATTAAAACGGCAAATCTTCATCCGCCTCATCATCTACTTGTGGATCAACAACTGGAGCAGATGGAGTACCACCTAAATCAACAGAAGCTTCTTCACCATACACCCATTTTTTAGTGTCTCCATTCCATTTAGGAACATAACCCAAAGCAACCCCTTCCAAATATTCTACAGGCTTCTTAGAGTACACGTCTTCCCATGTAGTTGTATCATTCAACCAAGCATTCTTTTGTGCTTCATCTGCACTTAAAGGTGCTACATCATCAGGGAAAATCGCTGTAATGGTTGTGTATTCACCACCATTTGGCTTTTTAGAAAGGTTCATAGAAATCATCAAATCACGACCAGCGTCAGGATTTGTGATATCTCCTTTTAATTTCCATAGTGCAATGATCTTATCTAAAACACCATCTCTTTTACCACTATGTTTAAAACGCCAAAACTTAATACCGTCTTGTTCGTTTTCACGATCGACAACTTTAACAACATAGAATTTTCTTGGCTTGTAACCATAAGAAAGAGTTCTATCTGCTTCATTACCGGTCATTTGAAGTGCTTTATACACATCATTTAATGGCGATTTAACACCTCCGATAGTACCATTTTGGCTCGGATCATATAATTTTACCCACTTACCATCAACTTGAACCTCGTGGAAATAAACTTCCACAAATGGAGTTCCACCATCTTTAGGGGGGACTATTCTAATTCTTTTCTCTCCTGATTGACTACCTTTAGGTAAAATTGGGGCAAAATACCTTTTTAAACGCTCTTCGTCGCTAACTCTTGGTTTAGAATTACCGGCCTGACTGTTTTTCTCGTACTGCGCCAGTACAAAATCTGTTACATTTGACATAATAATTGTTTTTAAGTTTTTAAATTACTTCTCTATCTAATATAAACAAAAAAAACCAGATTACAAAATCTGGTCTTTAAATTTTTAAAAAATATTTTAAACTACTCTAATGTCAAAAGATAAGCTAATTTGTTGATTTTTGCAAGGATCTCGTCTTTTAAGTTTAATAAGTCGGTATCTTTCTCTTGATCCAATTCGGTTGTAATTAAATAAAGTTTTCCTTTAAAATCTTGGAGGAACTCTACCATATTAACTTCTGATAAGTTTTTGTATACAATTGTATTTGTTTTATTATCTACATTGAATCTACCCCATTTACCCATGGCTACTTCTACATATTCATCAACCAATTCATCTAAGCTGTCATATATGTCACCAAAAGCAATGTGTCTAGCATACCCCTTAGTTTGCCAGTGCAATATTTTAAATTGTACCTGAGTAGATAAAAATGAGTTAATACTTGTACTGAGATTCATCTTGTGATGGATTAAATGTTTTTTCTATTTCATCTTGAGAATAATTTTCCACATCGCTCTTTGTTAAAATGTATTCATTTTTACCACTAGCTCTCATTTCACTTTGTTTGTTAGCAAAAAACTCTTGTGGTTTTTGATTAAAAGGATATGAATCTAAAGATCTAATTTCCAACTTTTCAACAGGCGTTGGTTCTTTTATGTTTTGGATTTGATTACCTAATTGGTCGATTTTAACTAAAATGCTATCCATTTGGGACAACTTTTGTTCTAATTCACCAAGTTTTGAAAATACATCATCCATCTTTTGAATAACTGCGCTGCTTTCTCCTTTAGTGTTTTCAAGATCATTTTTAATGTTTTTAGTCATATTAACCAAATCAGTAACATCAACTTCTTCAGTACTTGATTCCGGTTCTTCTATTGTCCCAGGAGCTGGGACTGCAGCAGCATCTGGAGATGGAGGTAACGCTGGAGCCATATCAGCAGCAGCATCAGCCGGTGCTGGTGGCATCGGTAACTCTTCTTGTTCCATTATGTAATGCTTGCTCGCATTTCTGTTAATAGATTTGTATCTATTAATTTCATCTAATAATTTTTGCTCTAGCATAATTTTAATCTTGTAATAATTGTCTACCGTCTTCGGTAATATATTTTTTATTTATTCTTTCAACAATACCGTCTTTGCTTCTTAAAACATAGCATTCTCCGGTTTGTAAGTCACAAACCTCTTCTTCTTTACCATCTGTAGATACGCTCTTAACTGTTTTAGGGTTAAGGAATTGATCTACACTGTTTTTAAATTTATTATTTTCCATATTTTTATAATATATTACTATAAATATCCAGGTTTTTGGTAATTTTTAATTCATTTGAAAATAAACCAAGTCACCTTCGTTTAATTTAAGTTTTTTCATCAATCGGGAATTCATGGCGATTCCATAATTACCCAATTCTATTTTTGGACCGGAATGCACTATTCCGTCATATTTTCCATTGGTTGGGTCAATATTTGAAACTAAATCATAGTTGGTTCCTGTTTTAGGATTTGAAAATTTGATCGTTTTTGTATTAAGTGCTTCTTTTTCTTTACCTGTTGTATTAAGTCTAACAGCACAAAACTCATATAATGTTTCATTAATATCACCCCATGTTTTAACTAAATTAGGTGAAGATGTTAAATAAGAAATACCTAACATTTTATCATCATCATTTAATTTATATGTGTTTCCACCCATAAGTAAAACCCTAGCACGTAACCATTGATCTTTATCTCCCCTGTCAAATAATTGAACATATTTTTCTTCTGCTGTCTTTCCATGAGCATCGGTTAATTTAGCCCCATTATATGGTATTAGGTTTTTATAATAACCACTTTCTTTTACTAACTTTTTGTCAATATCTTCATTAAGCAATTGTGGACCTATATCTATAGTTACATTCCCCCCCTTGTTTTTAAAATCATAGGTTTTCTCTAATTTAACCTGATTATTTGCTTGTTGTTTTTTCTTAAGTGCCGCAGACAGAATTCTATTAAACAACGGTCTATAACTAGCAACGAATGAATCACTCATTTTTGGTAAACTACTATTTGAAATTCTTACACCTTTAAATGATGTTTCAACACTGTTTCCTTTTATTGAGTGATTAACTTCCATGATATAATATGTCCCGTGGAACATTGGTACATTCGATAAATAGAAATACATGGTTGGTTGTATCATAACATCCCCCATCATAGTAACTTCACATTGATATGACGCTGTTTTATATATGTCAAATAATCCAATGTCAACTTGTGTAGTTCCACCACCACTTTGTGATCTAGCCAATCTTTCTTGAGCAACCGCACTTTCTGTTGTGTTTTTATATGTCGCTTGATCTAACGATATTGATTTAAACAATCCTTGACCTTGGTCACCAAAATTGATTTCAAAAGAAACCACTCTGTTTGATTTAGATATATCCGCATCCATGAATATCTTTGGTTCAACTAGTAATGGGTTGTTATTGGTATCGCTAATATCAAAACTATCGTTTTTAAATTTATATTCTTTACTGATTCTTTCCATATCCAAATACTTGGATGTGTTACCAATATGTTGTAAAATTATTTTTGGGCTTGACTCTTGGTAATCAACTTCTAAGTAGGTACCAAAAAGATTTCTTGCTAGGTTTTTAGAAGGTGTTATTCTTTTTTTATTAGATGTGTTTGTACCATAAAAATTTACATAAGCCGGAAGTGGCCTCATATCAAAATTGGTGCCCTGAATTAAAATAGAAATTGCGCTG